CGTGAAATTGTTGCCATGCCTAATCTCGACACAAGGCCATTCAGCACGAAACTTGACCGCCCTATGAACACCCACCCCCCTCGGCGCTATATGAAAGCCCGGCTCATGGCCACATCCTTTAGGAAGTTTATGTTTGAGCCGCAAAGCCAACCTTTCCTCGTATTGAGATATGAGAATATCTTTATGAGAAATGAGCATGGACAAGCCGGTAGTATCATAATAAACAGCCTGGCCATCAGGCGACCTTAGCTTCCACAAGTTCTCATTGTAAAAGAAACAATTGTTAGCAGGAGGCACAAAATCAAAATGAGAAGGATGGTAAATAACGTCATGCTCCGCCAGATATACAATGCTTTCAGCCTGTTCCAGCCCCATCAATAACTGTTTGCAGATAGAGGCATAAGACCTTCCTATATCGCCTATGACAAGTTTTATATCGCCGAAGTCTACCGGCTTTTGAGAAACGGAAATTATCGGTATCCCGCCACAAGCCCGTCTTAATTGTCTCTGTAAAGGCTTTGCAAGGCTATCGGGCAGCGAGTTATCTGTGTAATAGATTACGTTTCTTTTTCCAGGCATCTATTTCAGGGTATCCTTCTTTCCAGTGCGGGACGGGTGCAAATTTTTCCAACAGCCATACAAAATCATGTTTCTGCAAAGGCCAACTATTAGTAAACCACAGGTCTTTTGCGTATTTATGCGCGCTCTTTACAATCTTGGGTTCGAGATAATACCGTCGGTTACGATCTAAAATTTCCCCGTTATTTTTTCGTATCCGGCCCCGCTGCCAATGGGCATACCATGTCTTCTTATTTACCACCAGCCGCCCACCGGATAGCCATGCCTTGTTTCCTATCTCGCAACCCATCGCCCCCCAATGACCATAGTCTTCGTCGAGACCGCCCAGCTCCCAATATCTATCTTTGTAAAGGAACCACCCAGAACCCTGACAGGTCATAACATCATCTATAAGCCTTTTTCGTACTTTGGGCCTTTTCTTATATTGCGGCCATGCGACAGCCCTTAATCCGGTATCGTTTTTTTCCGACGGCGAAGTAAGTCTCATATAATCAACAGTAGAGGCATTTCGGGGAAGGGTAGTCTTTGCTATCCACCCTTCCTCTTTAATACCACATCTCCGGGGGATCACGGTCCAGTCATATTCACAATCGGCAGCTAGCTTGACATCGTAACCATTATCGAGAATACAGTGAGCATCCAGTTTCATAAGATACTTGCCCCGCGCAAGTTTGGCAGCTTCATTACATGCGGGCCGCTGGCCGATAGTTTCCGTATGATGTATCAGGGTCAGTCCCTTGCGGTCTTCAATTGGTACTTCGGGCCAATAGCCGTCCAAGACCGCGATAACTTCCACCTCGCCTTCGGCCATGTCCAGACAACTGTTTATCGTCCTGTCGAGATATGGTTCGTTCTTGGCTGGTATTATTACTGACAGCATTAGCTCCCCATCTGAGAATCTATTCTCGAATCGTTTGATACGCGGGCATCGTTCCAGGTTTTTCTGTCTGCCCTGCCGATAGTATTCATTTCCTGCCTGTCCAAAACCCGCGCCCTCGACATCAAACCGTTCCTGCCGTAAAGCTCCTGTTTTATTTCCGTAGCGAGTCTCTGGCCAGTTGAGCCTGTACCGGCAATTGGATAGGTAAATTTCAAGGCTAACTGAAGAACAAGAACCTCGATAAATAAAGGGTCGAAGTTTGATACTGTTTCCTCGTCCTTTACATACCTCAGATAACACGAAGACTGATCCGACAAAAGAAGGCTTCCCTCAAGTTTGTACGAATAAAGAGTGTTTTGTGAAGCCGTGGTATTGTTCTCATAAACCGAAATGAGACGAAGAAAATCAGAGGGCAGGTCAAAAGCGTAATCCCACTCGAAATCAGGCGTAGTAGTAGTTGACAGTTCTTCTCTTGCCCTTGCAAACCGCCACCAGTGAGACCTCAACAAAGCGCGTCTGGTCTGGTCATAATGAAGATTGCAATACTTCGGGGATACTTCTGTGTCTGCTGCGAGCTGGGCAGCGGTAATTACCTTCGCGCCTACTCTGTTCAGAGCCATGTTATCTATTTCAAGGGCTGTCGATGGAGCAGCCATAAGAACACCTCAAAAAAAGAAAAGGGGCAAGGGCAGAAAGACTGCCCCTACCCCTTAAAGACTAATTAAGGTTCAGATTGATTATCGCAGGTTCGTCTGCAACACCAATCCATTCCACAAGACCGTAAATAGCGTCTGTCCCGTCATTAGCAACAACACCTACTGAACCGGCATCGCCATTGGTCCCCGCCTTACCGGCAGGCTCGCCGACAACAACGGTATCGCCGGCGTCAACAATAATCGGGCATGAACCCCCGACCTGTGACCAGTAGTAATACTCAGCCGTCACATCGACCAGAGGAACACCACAAGGGCATCCGGTAATGGTCGTTGCAGCTACAATAGTATTGCTGTAAATTGAGGGTTTGACACTACACTCGGTAGTTGCAGCAATAGCAGTACGAAGACCAGTCTTCAACTTCAAATCGAGAATGGTATCCGTAGACCTTCGCTTACTGGCAATAATCTCGTAGACATCGCCAACGCCGGAGACTTTATTACAGAAGAACAAGCCGCCAACTAATTCGTTCTCGGCGACTATTGAACCTACAGCCCCCGTTACAACGAGCATGGTAATATCTGTTTTGCCAGTAGCAAAAGCGTACCCTGTCTGAACAATCTCCGTGACATCCGCTTCGTGAGCCTCGGAGGTCATCATGCGGCATTTGCTCAGATTGGTCGCACCGGCACGGGCGTACCGGAACCTGCGGCCAGAGCCATAAATCAAACTTGTACCAAGCTGATAATTGGCAGTAGCACTCGTCGTATATATGCTCTGCTCCGGTTCGGCGTTATCACCAAAGATAACACCTCTCGGCAGAACTAATTCGTCTAAAACAGCCATATTAGCCTCCTTTCTATGCCACCTTGTTCAGGCACTCATGAACCTTGTCACCGTCGAGACGAATAGCACCAGCGCTCATTTCAGAATAAACCTGTATGGAATAATTCTTATCGTCCCTTTCTGTTATTCTGGACTTAATGTCCTCGGCCATCCCGTAGATTAGACCGTCCTGCGCCCAGGCCAAAGACCTGTAACCTGTTTCAGTGGCCGCATCTTTACTGACCTGGTTGCTCCAGAACCAACTAAAGCCCATGAACGTATCGACGTCGCCTCGCATCAGTGTCTTGACTGTATTGTAGTCAGCACTACCGACTTCGGTTAGGTCGAGCATGTCCATCAACGACTTGGGAGTTACCATCCAGTGTTTCGGGATGTCGGGATCACAGTCCGCTTCATTGAAAATCTGCATCATCAACAGCATCTTCGCCAGAGAAATATCAGCGACCGACCCAACGGCAGCCAGCGTCCCTAAAGACGTAGCCGTCCCAGCACCGTTAATACTGATACTATCGTCCTCGAAGGCCAGTGAAGTAGCGCCAGCCACACCAGTAGAAACATCTCCCAGTGCAGCATCACGAATAATCACGTCCGCCTTCCTGCCCAGGGCATAAGCCTGAGCATTAGCGTAGGGACTCTTCGGGTCGATGAGCATTTTCAACTTGTCGGCATTGTCCAGAAGTGTGGCAGTATTATAATCTGCCGGGGTCAGCCGCCTGCGAGTATGTGGTATCTCGTTTAGCGGGGTGTCCCCATGGCGAGTGGTTATCTCTTGGACATCCGCCTCGCCCAGCCTTTCAAAGAACGAGTTCTTCGCGCTTACTACAGTCTCGTTGCGTACTCGGCCCCGCATCTTGGAACCTTTCTGCTGGCAGAGAACGTAGACAAGCGCTTGATACTGTTCAGTAAAAGCTGTGGTTACTGAACTAAGAGCCATAATAAGACCCCCTTAACTAAAATTAGTATTGCGCGATTAGATTGTCCCGCAACGGGGTCTTATCTTCATTTAACGTCTGATAGACGCCGGGCCTTGCAGTTATCCGGCTGCCTTTTCGGGATAGGCAATATTATATAAAGCGGCAATCTCGTCGGTAATAGCTTTGTATCTTGCAGGGCTGGTATTAGACAGTTCTCCTGAGATATAACCGGGAGTGTTCCGCAATTCCTCAGCCTTCGCCAGTGCATTCGAAGGCGTTAATTTGTTCATCTTGTCGGCAATGACCACTTTATGCTCTACAAACTTGCTCGCGACACGACCGGCGAAATCTATAAAGTCTGGGTCATTACCGTACTTGGCAAGAAAAGCCTCTCTGTCTTCGCCCTCCTGTGTAAATTCATTTATTACACGGTTGGCAAAGTGAATCCTCTCGTCATAGGCAACACCGAGCTTGTCTTTCAGTTCACGGTCGGCCTCAAGCCTCTCGGCTTCTTTCTGTTCGCCGTGTTTCGCCAGAGCGCTGACCGATGCCTCGTTGTGAAAGTCAAATATGGCCTTCGCCTGTTTGGGGGTCAGACCTATTTTGTGGAACAAGCTCGCAGCCGCAGTCGATAATTCCGAGTCGTACAGACCTTCGGGGAAATCCTCCGGTTCGGCAAAGCCGTAATCTTCCGGCGTGTCCGGCCTTCCCACAGCCTTGTAAAACTCGTCCCATGAAGTGTCCGGCGATTTGTCGTCCGGCAGAACCACCTTGTCCTTACCCACCATTCGGGCCTGATGAACAAGTGTCTTGGCCATACCGTTTATATCGCCAAATGTCTGTAAACACTTCTCGTTGCGTATGTCCTCTTCGAGGGTTTCGCGCCAGTTCTCATTGAACTTCCCGTCTGCCGCCACTATTGGATCAGAAATTGTCTCTTCTGCTGAGGTTTCTGGTTGTCCGTCTTTCATTATTTCTCCTTGTAAAGCTGGTAGGCTTTTTTGGCTTTCGCTATATCGCCTACGGTTAATATGTTCTTCTTACTCTTTTCCAGTAGTTCCATCTCCGCAAAAGGTTTTAGCGCCTCGGCGAGAACGTCAGCCACACTGTCCTTTTTAGGGGGAGGTTCCTTCGGAACTACTTTCACGGCCTTTGGTTTTCTTTTTGCCATAATTACTCCTTATCTTTTCAATAAATTAACTTGGGCTTGCCAAATCTTTTTATGTTCGGGTCTTTTTTTAACATTGAATCTATATGGATAATGACACTGCGCTGGCCTTCTCTTCTCACCAACTCGTTAACGTCCAGCCTGCCCACATTGTCTTTGGGGACAATGCTCACATGAAAATTCGCTTTCTTCTTCAAGTGTTCCAATACCCGCTTTCCCTCGTCTGTTTCAAAAACATATTTGTAATCGAGAATTATCTGTTTTGCTTCATCGTCTCTGTTTTCAGGCATTTTGTATTGCTCCCGCCAAAGAACCTTCCTCCGGCGCCTTCGAAGTATCTTTATAACCCTTACCTACGGCCTCGGCCATCTCCAATGCCTGCTGCTGTTGTAGTTGTTCCAACCGGGCCTGCCTTATCTCGTCCCTCTGTTCGATGGTGGCAAGATGCTCGGCCTTAACGCCCAGACTCCTGTACAAGTCCCTGAAACCCTCGTCTGCGTTAAGGTTGTCCTTGGCTTCGGGGAAATGCTCATTCGCCTCTATAGCTATAGTCGCAGCCTGTTGAAAGCCCATCGCCTGCCCTGAACTCAAGGCGTTTGCCATTAAGCCCAAATACTCAATTTCTAAAACCTCAAGGCCCGGAGGCGGAGGGGGAATTTCTCCGTTCCTTATCAGTAAATGCAGCGTTCTGATTATCTGGGGTTCGAGAAGTTCGCTCTGTATCCTGCTCACCGGCTGTCCTACCCGCCTGAGACCTTCGAGCTTTCTTTCCCTTATCTCTACGGTAGTTCTCCTGTCGCCTTTCAGGTCGGCGAACAAAACAAAAACATCCCGCTTAAATGCCTTGTGAACAATGTCCCTTTGCATCTCGATTATCTTATCTGTTACAGGAAAATTGCCCTGTAAGCCGGGGTTCACATAAGACGATGGTATTTCTGACACAAAATTAGTCGAACCAGGGATAACAGAATACTCGCCCTCAAAAGACTCTAATATCTCCCGCGACGGATTGGCATGTTTATTACCAAGCTCCGTAAAGTCGGCCATCTGACGGTTAAGCACCCGGACATGAGGAAGTATCTCAGTTCCCACGCCGCGACCGTTTACTTCGCCGGAAGTGGTAGACCATCGAGGTACGGCATAAGGAAACTCTGGGAACCCGCCCTCGTCTATCACGTTCTTGTCCTTAATACCAACGTAAACAGATTCAAATGGCATATTCAAAACGTCGGACAGGTTAAGGTTCCTGTCTTTTCGCGGCCTGACTACATGAATGAACCAGAATACCTTGCCCTCGGTTTCGGGTTTCTCTATGGCTTTCTTAACGGCGTCCCCGCAATTATTGCCCCATTC